ATGGCCGAGATCGTCGACGGCATCTGTCAGAGATATAGCTGTCTGCCGTCCCAGCTAATGGCCGAGGATGTGGGGATATTGCGGATGTTGGCAATCGTGAGCGAGGGCAAGGTGGAGGATAAGAAGAGTGGCTAACACGGTCACTATAACGGTCGACGCCGACACGGCGAAGGCCGAGAAGAACGTCAAGGGGATGGGAACGAAGTTCCGGTCTGCCATGAAGGGCGTTGCTATGGCTGCGGGGGGCCTCACCCTGGCCGCTGGAGCGGCTGCGAAACTCGGCCAGGAATATCAGGAAGCTACCAATACGATAGCCGCCGGAACTGGCGCAACCGGAGAGCAACTGGAAGGGCTGACTCAGAGCTTCAAAGACGTTTGGGCTACGGTTCCCCAGGACGCGGCCACGGTGTCGGCAGCTATCGCGGACATCAACACCGAGATGGGATTACAGGGCGCAGCCCTGGAGGATGTGACCAAAGCGTTCCTCGACGTGTCGCGGGCGATGGGCGAGGAAGCAGGGCCGATGATCAAGTCTGTCGCCGACGCCATGCTGGCCTTCGGTGTCCCGGCAGAGGATACACGTCTCCAACTCGACAAGCTCACGACGGTCTCTCAAGCCGTCGGAGTGCCGATGTCCGCCCTGGCATCTACAATCGTCAAGTTCGGGCCACAATTGCAGACGATGGGTCTGAGCCTAGACGAGGCCACCGCCCTGGTCGGTAACATGGAGGCGGCAGGGCTATCAGCCTCCAAGATGATGCCGGGGTTAAATACGGCGGTTCAAAAGTTGGCGAAGGAGGGCGTGACCGACATCTCGGCTGGTCTCCAAGAGATGATCGCCAGTATCCAGAATGCCGAGACAGATACCGAGGCTCTGGCGATTGCGACGGACAACTTCGGGGCCGGGGCCGGTGTTAGGTTCAAGGACGCCATCGACAAGGGGGTATTCAGCCTCGACGATATGCTGGCAGCGATGGCTAACTCCGAGGGTAAGGTCGCGGACTTGGGGGCTGCTACCCTGACGATGTCGGACAAGTTCGACGTCCTGAAGAATCGGGTCAAGGGTACGCTGGTTCCAATCGGGAATTTCGCGACGGCCCTCGGCCCTATTGTGATCATGATCCCGGCTTTGACGACCACCATATCCGCTATGGCGGCGTCCCAGGTCGTCGCCACGGCGGCGACGTGGCTCCAGACTGCGGCGATGACGGCTTTGAACGTCGCAATGGGGCCTGTGGGATTGATCATTCTGGGCATCGCGGCAGCCGTTGCAGCGGCGATCCTGATATTCAAGCACTGGGATGAGATCATCCTAGTCTTGAAGGACACCTGGGCGTTGGTGACTAATAAAATCAAGGAATTATTCGACTCTAAACTCGGATGGCTCCTCCCGGGCGGCGTATTGATGAAAGCTCTATTCCTGCTGCGTGATAACTGGAAGACGATTTGGAATGGAATGCTGGGTGTTGTCAAAGCCATCGCGAATCCGATTATCGGCATCATCAATGCGGTTATTAACGCGATGAACGCCCTGTTCGGTGCGCTAAAGAAGGTGCAGTTCGGTTGGGAGGAGAAGAAGAAGCTTGGCGTAACGGTTCTCCCTGCCTTCCAGTTTGCGCCGTTCCAGAATTTGCCCACCATCCCAACGATTCCGACGTTAGCGGCTGGCGGCATCGTCCGGTCTCCGACCCTCGCCATGATCGGTGAGCGCGGCCCGGAGGCCGTCGTGCCACTGGGGCGTGGTGGCATAGGTGGTATCACGATCAACATCCTCGGCCCGACCTACGGGTTCGACGACTTCGAGGAGCGGGTCAGCGAGGCAATTACCGACGGGGTCAGGCGCGGGGGGTTCTCGGGCATCTTGGCACCCGCCTAGGAGTAGACATGGCAAACGAGTTAAAACACGGCTCAGTCGGAACGGAGTTGACCCAGGCAGAATGGGAAGGGATCGGGACGCACGTCCTGGAATCTCAGGCTGCCGGGGACATAGTCTACGCCTCGTCTTCCAGCCAGCTTCGGCGGCTCGCGAAGGGCACGGATACTCATGTCCTCATCTTGTCCAGCGGAGTCCCGGCATGGTCTGCGACCACGGGTATCACGACTGTCGGCACCATCGCGACAGGGGTCTGGCAGGGTACGGACGTCGGCGTGGCGTATGGCGGGACGGGAGTCAGCACCCTCACGGACGGTGGCGTTCTGCTGGGGTCTGGCACTGGTGCTATTACTGCTATGTCGGTACTCACAGATGGTCAGATGATCGTGGGCAACGGCTCCACAGACCCCGTGGCTGAGAGCGGAGCGACCCTGAGAACGTCCATCGGAGTCGGCACAGGCGACTCTCCTACGTTTACCGCAGTAACTCTCAGCAACGGCCAGATAGTATTTCCAGCGACACAGGTCGCCTCAGCCGGTGCCAATACCCTCGACGACTATGAGGAGGGGACGTTCACGCCGAAGATCGCCGATAATACGGGTGGTAACGGCTCCAGTGAGGGTCAAGGGTACGCCACCAATGTTGGTAGGTATACAAAGATCGGCAACCGGGTGTGGTATACGGGCCGCATCAAGATTACAGAGTATGGGACTATGACCACCAGCGGCCCCGCACTCATTGTCGGTATGCCGTTCACGTCTAGCTCGGCAGCGAATAGTAATGGAGTAGTATCGTTCGGCTATTGCGACAGCTTACAGCTAGGCAATGCGTCGGAGAGTCTGACGGGGTTCATGAGCGTGAACAATACATACATGGACATTTATGTGTGGGACGCTACAGACGGGCCGAATGTTCTTACTCTTGCGGTGATGTCGGACGACGATGACAACGCCGATCTAATGTTCTCTGGATCATATGAGGTGTAAATATGGCTCTCACTGAAGAGACGGTTGTCGATCAGATCACAGTATTAGAGGACGAGCAAATCCAGGTCAGGCGGGCTACCAAGATACTCCGCGACGGGGTAGAGATAAGCAGGACGTATCACCGGCACGTCGTGGCCCCTGGCGATGACGTTAGCGGAGAAGACGTGCGGGTGCGGGATATAGCGACCCTCATGCATACGGACGCTGCCATAGCTGCGTACCGTGCGGCCTTGTAGGCGAGCTAAGTCAGGGAGGCATAGTACATGCAAGACGGTATAACCGACGCCGACCTCCAGATGCTGCTATCGGCCAATCCTCTGGCTGCCGAGCAACTCAGGCGTATCATAGCCGAGCGGAATCGCACAGAGCTACAGGCAGAGATCGACGCCCTGAAGGCGTCGGCTAACAATGTTGGCACTAAGGCCGATATAGCTGATGCAGTTATCGAGACGACCTGATGGCGGGCAGCTACACCCTGCTCGTCGACTGGAATGACGACGGGGATTTCACCGACTCCAACGACGACATCACCTCGGACGTGCTATCCGTATCGTGGGAGCGGGGCCGGGACTATGCCTCACAGCTACAGGGTCGGTCGAAGGCGGGCAAGCTTACGGCGACGCTCATCAACACCGGCGGGAAATACTCCCCGTCCAATACCTCCTCGGCACTGACCGGCACAATCCTTCCGGGCCGCTCGATCCAGCTTCAAGCCGGGTCAGGGTCGTTTCCCTACACGTTTCCGGTCGCCTTCAATGACGGTGTCCGGTGGCAGGGTAAGCTCGACAGGATACGGCCCGCCCCGGCGTCGAAGGGTCGCAAGACGGCGACCCTGACTGCCTTCGGGACGCTCGGTTATCTCAACCAGTTTGAGACCCAGTTGGCGAGTCAGACCAATCGTCGAACGGATCAGGCAGTCGGGGATATTCTGGACAACGTCGGGTGGGATTCCGCGGATGATCGCGACCTGGATACCGGGCAGACCACGATCAGCCGGTTCTGGATGTCGGGCAAGAAAACCATCGACGCCTTGCGGCTCGTCGAGGAAGCCGAGGCCGGGTTCATCAAGGAGAGCAAGAGCGGGCAGATCGCGTTTGAGTCTCGTTACCATCGCCTCACGGAGACAGCCTCTACAAGCTCTCAGGGCACGTTCACCGACGCGGACGGCGCGGCCCACACATATACCCAGATCAGCCAGACCGACCCGCTCTCCACGATTATCAACCACGTCGAGGCGAAAGCCCGCACATTTAACACGGCCTCCCTCGCCGTACTCTGGACGCATCCAGAGACCGGGTCGGCATCACCTACCCTGGCTCCCGGCGAGGCGAAGACGTTTGAGGCCGAGTTTCCAAATCCCGACGCGGCGAACAACGCGATGGAGGTCGACGCCTGGACGACCCCGGCGGCAACGACGGACTATTTATTGAACACCGCGTCCGACGGCACCGGTACAAACACCACCGGTGATATCACCTTGACCCAGAGCAAGACCGCCGAGAGGATGGCGATCACGCTGACCAACTCCGCGACCGGCTCGGACGGATACATCACCAAACTCCAGGCGAGAGGGACGGCGGTCAGCACCAAGAACCCCTGTATCGTCAGGGCCATCGATACGACTTCGCAGTCCAGTTATGGCGACCGGAAGTACGTCGCGAAAACTAAGTTTATCCCGACGACCTCCGAGGCTCAGGACTGGTGCGACTATCATCTGCTAATTTATGCCTCACCAATTGAAATACTGTCTATGACAATCCCGGCATCTGCTCCGGGTAATATCGGGCAGGCCCTGACCCGCGATCTGAGTGATAGGATCACCGTCACGGCCACGAACGACTCCAAGCTGGGCATCTCTGCGGACTTCTTCATCGAGTCCGAGAAGCACG